TCCGTCTTCAGTAGCAACTTCTACCCAACCAATCTGTGCAGTGTCAGATCCAGAGATTTGATACTTAGACTTGATGATGATAGGTGAGTTACTGAATTGAGTGAAAGAAGGAGTAATAGACTCAGCAGTAGCGTCGCCTGTTCCTTTCTTGTATTCAGAACCATAAACAAAGATCTTAAGATCTGTGAAACCACCAGCTCCAATACCACCAGTAGCGACGGTAGATGAAACGTTAGCAGCGCCATAAGGCTTAACTGTGATAGTAGCGTCAGCTCCACCAACAACTCCAGCAGTACGTGCAGTAACAATACCTGTTACTTCACTACCGGCAGTTGGCTCCATAACAACTACTGTGTCGCCTACAGCAATAACGTTAGTGATAGTAGCTGTAACGTTGAACGAAAGTACGTCAACAGCAGCTCCAGCAGCTATAGTTACGCTGTCATAAGCGATGTGTAAACGATTTTGCTCAGACCAAACAACTTGGTCAGATGTCATTGGCATTTCAGCTCCAACCATACGTAAGAAACCAGAAAGAGTTCTGTTTCCGTAACGCTCTACTTCTTGTTCGTAGATCTCAGGTAAGTACTGTTGTGCGAAATCATTGTTGCCGTCTGTGAAACTAAGATAGTTAGTCTCAAGGGCTTGTAATTTTTGGCTTGGAACTAATGATCCAAACGCGGGTGATAGTGCCATAATTTATATAGTTTTAAATTTTGATTTTTTTAATTGATAACTTTGAAGAATCATTCACCTTATCGCCTAACACTTTTACTTTAATCCCATCTTTAAACCCTTCAGTCTGTGTAGCCTGTCTTGGGCTTGTGCTAGGATTTTTAGAACCATCTACAACCTCTCGGATTGCATCTGCTTTTCCTTGCTCGTAAAAATGATTAGCAATAGTATCTGCATTCTCAGCGGCATATATAGCTTTATGATAACCTTTTGAATCTTGTATCTTACCTTCACTATCAAAGAACTTCCCGACTAGGTTCGTGATATTAGATTGTTTATCAGCTAGTTTTTCTGGATTTTGCACACCATACCTGAATTTCTTTTCTCCTACTTTAAAATCAAAACCTTTGAAATCTGATTTGAAAAGCTCATCTGTTCGTTGTTTAAAATCATTATGCCTCTCAGTTGCAGTCTCCTGCTCCTTCGTGTAGCGATCGAAAAACTCCATAGCTTTTTGTTGCTCCTGAGTTACGCCGGGTCTCAACTTGATATCGTCGTAGTATTTACTCTTAGTGCTTTCCAAAAAGTTTTTTGCTTTTGCAACCTCTTCTTTTATTGCGAGTTTCTTTTTGCGGATATCTCGCTCCTCTTCTATTTCTTCATCAAATGAAAAAGAATCTTCCATAAGAAAGTTTACTTCTTCACTATTTAAATGCGGTTTTGTCTGCCTATAATATTCTCTTAACAATGTATTGTTATCAACATTAGAATAATCAGCATTGAGCCGCACGTAATCTTCTATAGTTCCGCCCGTGTCTTCCATGAAAGAAACAAGCTTTTCAATATTTTCTGGTAAAGGCTTACCTGTTATTTCAGCATCTCTTTTAGCTTCTTTAACTTCTTGCTTTACTTCTTTAACTTCTTCGGCTACTTCTTCATCGGTTATTTCTTGAAGAACTGGCTTTTCATCTTGAACGGGTTCCCGTACTTCTTCAACCACTTCTTTGCTACTTCCACTGTCTTTTTGTTCTTCGACAGCAACATCGCTTGCATTTGTTTCTCCGATTTGAATGGCATCGTCTTCTTTTTTATCTTCCGTAGGTATAACTACTTTAGTTATCTCTTCTTGTTTAACCTCATCTTTAGGTTCAGCTATTGTGACTTTTTTAATACCATCTTTAGCATCTTTATTTTTACCTAAATTTTTTGGCTTAGACTTTATTTTAAAGTCGCCTTCTTGCTTTACTTCTGTTGACATAATATAATATAATTAAATAAATAAAAGGTTTATTCAGGTCCTAACGAATCTAAATTAAACCCACCTAACTCATCATTACCTTCTGACTCGAAGTTAATAGGTAATAAATCATTTTTTCTTTGGTCAATCATTTCTGATTGCTGTGTTCCCTGTATTCTTGTTCTTTGATCTTTACGATCTTCTATTTCTTTTTCTCTATTTGCTTCAACACCTGCCCTGGCTTTTGCTAATTCCATTTGATAATTAAACTCCTCAGCCATAAGCTCTCTTTTTATTTGAGCTTCTGTTTGAAGTCTTTGTATTTCAAATTGAGACTTTGCTTGCTCTAGGTTTACTTTTTCTTGAGTGAGAGCTTGTTGCTTTTGAACTTCCGCCATTGCAGAGGCTTCTGAAGATTGAGCATTTGCTTGAGCTTGAGCTTGAATGTTTTGTTGAGCAGCTTCTTGTTTTTGCTTTTGTCTTTGTGTTTGTCTTAATTTTAGATATTGATTTGCTAACTTAATATTATTAACTTCTCTAATATCTATAGCGTCAGACAACTCTATCAATCCAGCTTTTAAAGCAACTTGTACATTTTGTTCTAATTGAGCTTTTTCTTCCTCTTCAGGCTCTAATTCTAAATAAATACCAAAATCATGAATCTGTAAGTTTATTAATTCATTTAAAGTGTTTGTATTAAAAGTACTTATAGAATTCATTAAAGCTTGTTGAGTAAGAGGATAATTTATTAAATCAGCAGCTTTTAAACTAATATTCTCGCAAGTTCTTAATCCTATATATAATAATGAGTCTAATAAATGTCTTGTGGCAGTGTTTGAAGTATTTGCTGCTAATTTTTGTAAACCAACTAAAGCGTCTTTATTTGGCATACTACCATCTCTAGCTTCGTTAAGTCCTGTAACATCACGTATCATTTGTAAATAATACTGATATGTTCCTATTAAGCTTTGAATTTTAGCTTGACCTGATGAAGATGTTAATTCTGAAACAGGTACTTTACCTGGGTTCATACCACCCTCTTGAGTAAGTGATCTACCAACTATAGAACCTGTTTGGAAATACATATTTAAAGCTTCAGCTGGGTTGTAATTTGTTCCGTTACCTAAATCAACTTCTGCTAAACCATCCATATCTAAGAAAACACCATCAGGAACTAACCTAGACATTACTTGTTGTAACTTGAGATGAGTTAGCTGTATCATATCAGCAAATCCAGTTATTTTACCAACTAATGACTCAATACGACCTTTGTAAATTCTTGGTGCCGAAATACAATAGTTCATTTTAACTCTTGTTGTATCAGCAGTTGGTCTAGTCATATTTTCAGCAAGCTTCCACTCTAACATATAGTTATTGCCTAAAACCTTTGCTCCTGTATATAATACTTCAATTGTTCTAGTTACAACATCAAAATTTTCGTTTGGTGGTGGATTAAAACCGTCAGGCTTTATTAAAGCTTTTTCAAGACCTTGATCTGTTTTCTTTATTTTAAATACTTGGTTATGATATGTCTTGTATTCAAAATACATTACTTGTACTGTATTCTCGTCATAATTACCCCAACCTGTTATATATTGAGAGTTACCAGGCATTTTTTGTATTTTAATCAACTCTTCTTCTGGAATATCAGGATATTGCTTTTTTAATTCAGGTATTGTAATAGACTTAACCTCACCTACATAGTATATATCTTCAAAATTAGGATTTTCTGTATAAGAATAAACCATATAAGAAGGATCTACATAATCAATAGTAATTCCTTCTGTTTTATTAAATTGAGTTTTGCAAGCGGCAATTCCTAAAACAGTTAAATCATAAGCTAATCTTTTCTTTGTTTCATTATATTTATTTAATGATAAAACATTATTTATAACTTCTTCTTCTGCAATTTCTACTTGCTGTTTAAAACTCATTTGCATGTAAAGATCTAGTTCTTCTTGACTAGCTGGTAAATCTTGAGGATTAGACGTGTTAAAAAGATCTACACCAAGATTATTTTTAAAATCATTTAATACTTGTTTAGCATTTATATCTCTAGCTACAGCTTCTGCGTATTTGCTTTTTTCTTGTGTAGAATATGGGTCTTGTGCAACCGTGCTTATTTGATAACCCTTATCTGACATACCATTTACAACGATGTCAACAAACTTTGATATAACATTAACAGGCTTCCAGTCTAAATTTAAATAAGATAAATCACCATTTATAGACATTTCATCTTTGTACTTAGCTATTGATTGCTCTCCTCTTGCATATAATCTTAATTGATGAAAATTGCTATAAGCTTGAGCGTACCTGTTTCCTGATCTTCCTTCTTGAAACCATTCTCCTTCAATAGCTCTACCTACTTGTATACCGTAGTCTAAGCTTGCTTTTTCTTCATTGCTAACCACTTGGCTAGGAAAAGAGCTATTTGTGTTAGTTTCGATTCTCATTTATTTAAGTATTTTTGAAATGTTTCCACTATTGTTATATCTTTTAATCCCTAAATCTATAGACTTGCGTTCTTTTTTTGCAACAGGTATATATCTATTCTTATTACAAGCCATTAAAGCTAATCCAGAACTTATTGATGCGTCATGCTTTGTTCTGTTATTAACATTAAACTTAGCCCAATCATTTA